CAACCAGAACATCCAGGCCACCAAACATCCCGATCATAAGATCGGCAAAGTTACCAAAGATCATCGCCGAACATACGCCGGAAGATGTGCCTTTGGTCAAATCGCCAGGAACCAGGGTGGATGATGCCACACCATATCCAAGGATCGAGTTTGTATCGTTGAGGATAAAGTTGCCCTCGACGCCTGACGCTTGACGCGGAATAGTACGCATCGCCGAAACGACTTTCGGATTTGTCAGGAATGACAAGTTGCCACCCAATGCGTTATCGATTGCAACCTCTTTTTCGAGATCAGCGATTTTCGCATAAGTGATCGCGCCACCGTTTGTGCCGATTGCAACCGAACCGATTCCAGTTGTGCCGGTGATGCCGGTCGGCTCATTAGAACCGCCGCCCTCGATTGCAACATCATCGATTTTCGCTGCGAACTGGCGCAACATATCATCGCGGATGATTTGCTCGACTGACGGGTCGGATTGCATCATCAACTTGCGAGACAAATCAACATATTGGGCAATCGTTTTCGGTGCCATTGTGATTTGCCGGAAAGTTGGAGCGCCTTCCGCAGCTGGAGCCGCGTTCTCGGCAACAAATCCAACCGCTGTTTTCGCATTCAGCGCCGGAATTGCAACATCGCCACTCAAACCGCTCATCATTCGAGCGCCCAGATTAGCCGTTACGAGGTTTGCGCGTAGTGCGTCAACAAATTCGCCACCAAGGTGATCGGTTGGTTTCAAGAAACCACCGGCCGCATCTGTGCCAACTGTCAAATCGCGTTTGAATATGTCGCTTGGAACATAAAACCCGCGAGCCTCTTTGCCAGTGCGCTTGGCGATTTCGTCTGAAACCTCACGCTCAAAACCAGTGACTTCACGCCCTGTTGATGCTGCGCGGAACGCTCTCAACAAAGAGTAAGATTGACGCTCTTGAACATTTAAATCAAGGTTGTCTGGGGTTGCGATTGGCTCATCCGCCGATGCAACTGCCAACATTCCACGAAATTGAGCAACTGAAAGGCCGTTTTTGACCGCTTCATTCGCCATGTCGCGTTTGTTCTTAGATGCCCCGAGTTCGAGGATTTCGTTTACAGTTTTGGCGTATTCTGCGCGAACGTTCGCCTCAACCGCTTGGATGTCTTGATCGGACATTTTAGTTTCCTTTCTTTCGGCTTTTGCCGGAATAGGGTTTACGGTTTGCTCGATTTCAGCATTGCGATTCGTCCCAACCGAGTCATCAGCCGGAATCGAAACAATGCTTGCCTCGAAAGGTTTCCACGAACGAACGCGATAAGTGTTCCCACCTTCCGCTCTTTCGTCGCGTTCCATACGCTCGATCTGGTATCCAATACTCACGTTTTTGCGAATACCATCGCGAACGTCATCGTAAACCTCGGAACCAAGTTGGCCCTTGCTGAACCGAACTGTCGCGCGGAGTCGCCGCGCCGAGGAATCAAGGTTTACAGATTCGATGACCCCGATTTGACGCTCGGGATCGTGATCGAGCAACAAAGGTGCGTTGCCCGAGTTTAAGAATGAAAGATCAATGGATCGATCGTTGTGATCCAGGATTTCGATGCCAAATGACCGATCGACCGGTGCCTCGCTGGAAACCGAGATCGACATCCGCCGATCATCCTCGGAATCCATTTCCGCATCCATACGCATCGCCAACTTGCGGGTTTCCATTTCCACCGGCGCTTTGCGTTCTTCCTCGACATGGCCACCGCTCTCGGCTTCGATCTCGACATCGACCTCGGCCTCAACTTCTGGCATTTCTTCGGATTTGCCAAACTCGACGATATATGAATCATCGGTTTCGGTCACGTTCTTGATGTGACGTTGTTCATCCATTTTTCGTTCCTCATCTTGACCTTTTGTCGATTCCGGATGCCCTTCCGGTAAAAGATCGGTGTCGTGTTTGCCGCCTTGAAACCTACCATTTCTTAAACAGAATAGCAGAGAATTAACCCGAGCAATAGCCCATTGTTCCGGTGATGCCACTCCAGGCCGAACCGAACCTGGATTTGTCTTATATGCGCCAATGCCTCGAAAGTAACATTCGGACAACATTCCGAGGGTTGCGCGGGTTGTCGGATCATCGCCGTGATCGGCGTTGTGTTCCTCGATCTTGTTCTCGAGGGTCTTTCTTGCGGTGTCGCTCAAATCCTCGATCGCTCGATCTTTCTTGCCCTCGAGTTTTTTGACCAGTTCCAGAATTACATCTTTCATCACCTGTTCGCCCAGGTTGCCGATCACGCCCCATTTGATCTGAGCGATAACGCCGCCAACATTCGACAAATTCGGCTCGAGATCGCCGCCGGTAAATTGTTCACCATCGCCAAAGTGCCGCGCGGCCCAGGCTTCACGCTCTTTGATCCAATCCAAAACCCCCTCGGTTTCCGACCCATCACGCGCTCGGCCCCAAAGGGTGAACGCATCATTGCCTCGAATGTTGCCGCCGGCGTCCCAAACCTCGGGATTGAACTCTTTGATGTTCTCGGCAAAATCTCGATCGAACTGCGGATATTCAGAGTTCCGCAAAGAAATCTTGAGATCGTCGCCTTTTTTGGGAAAATCAGTTGCCATCGCCCTCATCCTCATCGGGCTGATCCATTGCCGGCATGAACTTCATCGGCCCATATCCAGACTGACCACCGCCGAATGGCTGGAATGCAATCTCGATGCCGCGATCCTCGGCCATCTGTCTCTCGAGAACGATCTGGTCGAAAACATCCTCGATGTCCCGACCGTATTGGTTCGCAACGTCCTGCATCGATAGAATGCCGGAATTTAGGCCGATGACCGATGCGTTCATTTCGCGTTGCGGGTCAACCCAGGCAAAACCACGACCTCGGAACTCAACATTGTCGGCGAATTTATCAAACCGCGTCGGTGGAATCGGAATCGATCCATTATCCATTGCCGAAAACAACCAGGCGCGAAACACCGGTTGAACAAAGTGTTCAATCATAAAATCGTGCAAAACCTTATAGAAATCACGATCCTCGAGTGCGCCCTGGCGGATCGAGGAATAGGATGTTTGGGTCAAATCGTTTGCGAGTGAGGCGTAAGAAACACCCAGAGCCGATGCGACACCGCGCAAGATCGCGCGTTCGAAATCCGCGAAAGAGTTTGCCCCCGATGATGGATCGAATGCCTTGAAATCAACGCCTGGCCCGAGTTGGTGAAATGTTCCTGGCTCCGCTTCCATGATCGGTGTGTAACTGTTCTCGACATCATCCCCAACGAAATCATCGCCCGATGGCGTTGTGAAAAATCCCATCTTTGAGGCTGAAATTCTTTCATTCACCAACACCGCCTCACGCATACCGTTCAACTGTTTGAGAGGCGAAACCGCCGCCGCCATCCAGGGAACCCCGCGCGTTTGCTGCGCTCTCTCCGGCAAGAATATGTGCAAGATTTTCTCGGCCGAAATCCGCGTTCTCCGCGTTGCCAGGCTCGAGGTATATTCATTATCGCCAGGGTGAGCGGTCAATAGGTGATATGCAACCGGTTTATGGAACCGATCGATCTCAACACCCATTCGAATCTTGTTGCCATTCGCCAGGGTTTCGTTGTGGTTCTCATCCAACAAATCAACCTCGAGGAACTCGATCGCAAATCCGAAATCGTTTTGTGGATAGTTGACCAGGCGAACCAACAACTCACCATCACGCGCCAACGCTTCCGCCGCAAACCTTTGAGCATCCTTCCAGGAATACCGGCCATCGACCGTGCAATTCCCTTTTCGAGACCAGTTTTTAAATGCGTTCTCGATGACCGCATTGCCTGGCGCGTCAAATGTGCCATTTGCGTTTTTTGCCTTAACTTGCAGGGAAACGCCTTTTTCGCCGATCACGTTCGTTTTTATTAGTTGCAAAAATCTCCGCGCATATTCATCATTCCTGGAAAGATCGCGGCATCGATACCGGATTTGCTGCAATGCCGCCTTGATTTCTGAATCTGCCGATCGACTCGATGCAATGAAATCAGAAAACAAACGACCGCCTTGCGCGGCCTTATATGAACGCCTGTTTGTTGGCTTCTTATCTCTTTTTAGAAAATCAAAAACGCCCATATCTTAAAACCTCGCCTTGATCGTTGCGCCGGTCGATTTACCTCGGCGAACGCGCTCTTTTCTCTTTTCCATCGCCAATTCGGTTCGATAATAATCTCGCCACCTCAAAAGATCATCGATCGACAATTTGACCAGGGAACGGCCGTTGATCGAGTAATTGGAAACATCCGCATCCGCGCGGTTTTGCAATACGCTCTCGATCTTATCGACCATGATTTCCGCGTGAGTTCGCGGGTCGGTGTTATTGACATCGAGGTCAACAATCGCCTCGAACGTCCCGCGCTCGATGACGATCCGCTCAGAATCCGCGTTCCGAACGATCTCGAGTTGCCAATGATAATATCCAGGATTGAAATCCGTCGAGGTTGCCGAATCCGCCGTGAATAAATAATCATTGCCGGACGCGGTGCCGACAAGTTGAATTTCACTGGCCCCGCCGCCGGTGATCCTGGCGACATAGGTCGCGGTGAATAGATTGTTTGGGTAGTCGGTTCCGAGATCGGTGCGTTTCCATTGAATGAAATCACCGACAACAATTTCGAGCGGTTCCGTTGTCGGTGCATTTGCGGCATCAAATAAATTCGCCATCGATCATCATCTCCAAGAGTTCACAAAACTATTGCCTGGCCTCGGCATCGGTCTTCGTGATGGCCTCACAGCTTTCGCCTTTGAAACCTCTAACTTTTCATCTGGTTCATCCTGTCGCTCTGCCGCCTTTGCGAACCGATTTGCCAAACTGTTCAAATTGAGATTCATGATTCCCAACGCTGCTATCGCATAAACGCGGCAATCAAGAGCCTCATTTCGAGGACGGGTTTGCACCCATTCTCGCCTCTTATAACCCTTTTTGAACCGAGTGACCATCTTTTCCGCCGTTAGTTGCGCAAAATACTCATCACCTCGACCCTGGGGAAAATGACAATACCCTGGCCCTGGCTCTTTGATCTTTAATCTTGAATAGACCAATTCCTTAATTCCATCCACCCCCACGGGAAACAGTCTAACAGATTGCCGGTTATTTTTCGAGGGTTTTCCTACCTGCGGCTTCCCCTCGCCGCCAACGCCCTTGATTGCGAAAACCCTGCGGCCCTCTCGAGGCTTCACAAAGGTGTAAACCGCATTCGTGTGATGGCCACCCGAGTCAATACAGGCACATCGAATCGGCATCTCAACGCCTCGAGGGTGATCCCAGGTTTCCGACAATACGGCATCGAGTTGACCCCAAACTTGAGGCGATGATGGATCGCCATATAAAACCCGATAATCCAATGACCAGGTTTCCTGGTCTCGGCCGTGGCCAACGATCTCGATCTCGAGGCGATCGTCCTGCGTATCAATGCCGGCGGTGATGAGAACGCATTCATCCGGCAAGAACTCTTTGTCGAATGATTCTTTGCCTGGAATGTCATCCTGCTCGACGCCATCGC